AGAGGAAGGCTAATCTCATCTATGAACAGATGGATAAAGCTGAGAAGCAAGCGGATAAGTTTGACAAGGTCTACGAAGAAGCCAAGGCGTACCTTGACAAAGAAATAAATAAAATATTTGATAAATTCCAGCGTGATTACGGTTTAAGTGAGAATGTTGCTCGTCAGGTCTTAAAGACTATGAAGAATAAAAAAGACCTAGCTGAGTTACGCAGAATGCTCGAAGCAAGACCAAACGACCCGAACATCCAACGATTGCTTGCTGACTTAGACAGTCCAGCTTACGCTTACCGTATGAAGCGCCTAGAGCGTTTGAGCGACGATTTAAACCTTATGCGTAGCTCAATCTATCTTTCTGAAAAACAAGGCTCAGACGGCTTTTATAGCGACCTTATGAAAGATAGCTACTATAAGGCTACCTTTGACTTGCAACAACAGACAGGACTGGCTTATCACTTCTCTGGGTTACCTGAAACAGAAATCAAGCGTTTAAAGGCTCTTAAATGGTCAGGAGAGGCCTATTCGGAAAGGATATGGTCAAACACAGGGGCGCTTGCTTCAAGCGTGAAAGACGAGCTTTTAGTAAGTCTTATGACTGGTCGGAGCGTGAGAGCTACTGCGCAAGCAATTTCTGAACGTTTTGAGGTTGGTAAAGGTAAATCAAGGCGCTTGGTTCGCACTGAGTCAGCGTTCTTTCATAACCAGATGGAACTGCTCAGCTATGAAGATGCTGAAATCACAAAGTATAAATTCGTGGCAGTACTGGATAAGCGTACATCTCATATTTGTCAACAACACGACAACAAAGTCTACGACACAAAAGATGCCACTCCTGGAGTAAACTATCCACCTCTACATCCTTGGTGTAGGTCTACGACTATCGCACATGATGACGATATCGACTACAGCCAATTAGAACGCAGGGCTAGAAATCCTGAGACAGGAAAGGTCGAGTACGTGCCTGCTGATATGTCTTATAAAGAGTGGTATAGCAAATATGTTGCAAAAGACGGGGAAGAGTTGTATAATCAGGATATGTTTGCAATGGACTTAATGGCTAAGCAACGCTCTTATGTAGTTGGGAATGATATCAGAGTTAAAACAAAGAAATTAAATGGAACGGATTTTGATTTTTGGGTACAAGATGACACAAAGAAAATACGAGATTCGGTTTTAAATGTTAATACTGTTTTTCAAGAACTGGACTCTTATAAGAAACCAACTGTTGTATTTTTGAAAAAATCGAGACTTCCTGGTTTAGCGGGGTATGATTATAAACAAGACACTATGTTTATAAGTGATGATTTCCATTCAGAAAAAGAATTCAAAGAAATTTTATCGGATGGATTTTTTGCTTCAAAAAACATCAGGGATGCGCTTATTCATGAGTTGACTCATAAAAAACATTGGGATTCTGCTAAAGCATTTTACAAAAAGAATAAAAAGAGGTATAATAACCTTGAAGAAGCAATGAAGGCATTAAATGCTCCGTTGGTGTCGTATGTGAAAACACAACAAAACCTTGATATGATGTATCTTCACAGAATTAGTATTAATGCGTTAGCTGCTTTTGAGAAAAATAATATCAATGAATTAGTAGCTGAAGTCGGTGTTTTAGCTGAAGACACATCAGATAAAATATTGTTACAAAAAGTTAAGGAGGTACTGAAATGGAAGTAATGGCGCTACCTAGTAAAGAAACAATGCAATTCTATACAGAAATTTATCCATGGGTAAAATCCAGTTACCCAGATGACGAAACTCCTAGATTTGTATTTCAAGAGGATACCCCTAATCACATTTTGGAAACGTTTAACCGTATTAAAGGTAAATTAGGTTACGAATATGCAAGGTAACTTTATGATACCTTTGTAATTAAACCAAAACTTGAATTTGCTTATTAATAGTTGTCAAAGCACCTAGAGAAATCTAAGTGCTTTTTTCGTGCTCAGAAAGGAGGAACTTATGTTCATTTGGGAATGGGTGCTTATAGCACTAGGTTGGTTAGTATTCCTACCACTGGTAGCTTTTATCTTTTTGTTTATGAAAAATTTAAACAAAGAGCTCAAGAAAAGAAAGTAGGTGATCCAACATCTTGACTGGCAGGAATAGACTGCTATAAATTACTGTAAATTGCTATAAACCGTGTCAGATTTGATGCGGTTTTTCTATTGTCCGAGCATTGACGACACTAAAAGCCATGGAATTACATAGTCGGGGACGACTTTAAAAATAGGAGGTTCGTAATGAACGAAGAAACACAAACAGTTGAAACGGTTGAAGCTCAAGGGGTACCTGCAGAACCTACTAATGAACCCCAACCGCAAGACGAGAAGAAATACACAGACGCAGATGTCGATGCTATCATCGATAAGAAGTTTGCTAAGTGGAAATCAGAGCAAGAAGCCAAGGAAAACGAAGCCAAGAAGCTTGCTAAGATGAACGCTGACGAGAAACAACAATATCAGTTGGACCAGCGTGAGCAAGAACTAGCTAACCGTGAACAGGTGCTTGCTCGTAAAGAATTGACCGCAGAAGCTAAGACAATGTTAAGTGAACGTGGCTTGCCAATTGAATTAGTGAACGTGATTGATTTGACGAGTGCTGAAGCCGTGACTGAATCAGTCGCAAGCATTCAAAAAACTTGGGAGGATGCAGTCCAAAAAGGTGTATCTGACCGAATGAAAGGTAGCGCACCTATCAAGACTGCGCCACAACAATCAACAGAGCTTACTAAAGCTCAATTTTACAAAATGACCCATGCAGAAAAGGCGAATTTAAAACAGACAAACCCTGAACTGTATGATTCATTTTTGAATTAGAAAAAGGAGAATTTAAAAAATGACACAAACTAAAATTGCAAATCTTGTGAATCCTCAAGTAATGGGGGACATGGTAGCTGCTAAGTTGCCTAAAAAATTGCGTGTTGCACCATTCGCAACAATTGACCGTACTTTGGTCGGTGTACCTGGTAACACTATCACAGTTCCATCTTACACTTACATTGGCGACGCTGAAGACGTAAACGAAGGCGTGGAAGCTGGAGTAGTTACTCTTGGTACTTCTACTAAGACTGCTACAATCAAGAAAGCTATGAAAGCTGTCGAATTGACAGACGAGGCAGTTCTTTCAGGTTACGGAGATCCAGTAGGTAATGCTGAGAACCAGCTTGCACTTGCAGTTGCATCTAAAATTGATAACGATGCCTTGGATGCTCTTTTGGCAACAAACACACGTAAGTACGACTCTAAAACTAAAGCAATCAGCTATGACGTTATCGTGGACGCTATTGATTTGTTTGAAGAAGAAGTTAATACTGAAAAAGTAATGTTTGTCAACCCTAAACAAGTTACAACATTGCGTAAGGATCCTAACTTTATCTCAGCTGATAAATATCCAGCTAATGTAATCATGACTGGGGAAATTGGTACAATCGCTAACACTCGCATCGTTCCAACTAAGAAAGTTAAACTTGACACAACTAGCGCATTTTACACTTGCCCTATCATCAAACTTACTCATGATGACGAAACTGAACAGGACACTGCAGCATTGACCGTTTACCTAAAACGTGACCCGAACATCGAAGTTGACCGTAAGTCTTTGAAACGTACTACTGAAATCTCAATTGACGAGTTCTACACAGTGGCTGTTTCTGATGACTCTAAGGTAGTGCTTGCGGACATTAAGAAATAATGAAAGTTAAAGCTATACAATCATTCAATGACTGGGAAGCTGGGATTAGACGATATGAGAATGAAGTCTTTGAAATTACGGACGAGCGCTTTGAAGTACTTGAAAATAATTTAAAGGTTGGCTTCGGTGTGTCTATTTCGGATATCATTAAAATCATTGAAAAAGAAACCGAAACACAAGGAGACGAGACGACTCCTTTAGATTAGGAGGTCTTATGGAACTTGAAAAATTAAAAATGTTAACAGGCGAGAGCGACGAGGCTGTCCTCTTGTCTTTTATTTTAAGAGCTGAAAATATTATCTTATCTGAAACAAACCGAGACAAACTAACACCTGCTCTTGGAAGACTTATCCCTGAGCTTGTAATCGAGCTCTACAACCGTTCAGGAAGCGAAGGAGAGCAGTCTAGAAGTGAGGGTGGTATATCTGTTACCTACTCTGACAACGGGTTGTCTACGGGCGTTTTACAGCGTGTGCGAATGCATAGGTTAGCAAGGGTGGCAGGTCATGTTTTGGAAAAAGAATAGACTGAAACCCTACCCTCTCAGACGGTTTGAAAAGACTGTTTCAGACGAGGGTGTTGTTAAAGAAGGATATGCGAGTAGTGTTGATGAAGTAATGCTTGAGCTTTGGCCAGCTAGTAGTAAGCTACAATCTGAAATCTACGGAGACCGTGTCAACGATATCTTGAATGCGAATGCGATCAAGGGTGCAAATATCAACGTTAAAGACGGAGTCTGTATCGATAGCAAGACAGAGGTCACACATCGGGTTATTTCAAAGAAAGTATACAGTCAACATCAAGTCTTGGAGGTAGAACGTGTCAGAGCTTCTAGGGGCAGATAGGCTCATCGCTAAATGCCGTAAATTGTACGGTGCAAAAGCGACCGATATCACTAGACAAGCTGTCTTGCATGCTTCTAAGACCATTGTTCAGGCGGATGCTAAACTCAGAGCGCCAGCGAATGAGGGCGAGCTAAGAAACAGTATCAAAGTAAGGGTAAAAGTTGAGGGTGACCGAGTTTTTGGAGAGGTTTTTACAAACCTTGACCATGCTACTTATGTCGAACTTGGGACTGGACCCAAAGGACAAGCAAGCCACGCTGGGATTTCTCCAGATGTGAATGTGTCTTATCGCTCCACGCCTTGGTTCGTGCATGAAGACCAGATTGACGTAGGAAAGTATCACTTCCAAAAAATGGGAGAGTTCTATAAAATGTATGGTCAGCCAGCACAACCGTACTTGTATCCTGCCTTGAAAGAAAACCACGACCGCATATCAAATAACATTTCAAAATACGTTAGTAGAAAGATTAGAGAACAGATAAGATGATTAATATTAAGCCAGTTATTTTTAAAGAATTGCAGAAGGTCGCAGATAATGTGACCGACACTTATCCAAGCGACTGGGAACACTTCCCTGTCGTTATTTTTTTGGAAGAACAAAACAAGCCAGGCGATTGGTTCGATGATAAGGAACAAAAAACATCAATTCGCTATAAGGTTGATATCTTTGACAACGATAGCACTAGCGACCTCGCAGTTAAAATCAATGAGATTTTTGCTTCATTGGGTTTGCGTAGGATTGAAAGTCAAGATATCCCTGACCCCTCTCATTTGAGGCATAAATTGATGAGATTTGAAGGTATTGTCGACCTTGACTCTGAACTTGTTTATCAATACAGAATGGAGAATTAATACATGTTAGCAAATGGAATTACGCTGTCTTATGGAACAGCTAAAGGAACTTATACCAAACTTGCAGGACTAAAAGAAGTGCCTGAATTCGGTATTGAACCTGAAAAGGTCGAAAATACCACCCTTGAAGACAAGGTTAAAAAATATGAGTTCGGTATTGGCGATGCTGGAGAACTTGAATACAAATTCGCTTATAAGAACGACGGGGCAGATGCTCCTTATCGTATTTTGCGTACAGCAGCAGACAACAAGACTAAACTCTTCTTTGAACAGGCTTACCCAGACGGTACCAAGGTTAAATTTGAAGGTCAAGTATCTGTCAAACTTGGCGGTGGTGGTGTGAACTCTGTTATTGAGTTTACTCTTAAGATCGCATTGCAATCTGAACTTGAATTCACAGACGGAATTGGAGGTTAATTAAATGGCGTTACCTTACTCAATTTGGAAGATTAACGATGAGAAAGAGTTGAAACTACGACTTTCATCTCATCAAGCAACAAAAGTTGAAGAAAAAATCGGTATGAACCTATTGAAAATCTTCATGCCTGAAGCTGGCGAAGAGTTCACTTTGCCACCTTTAAAAGTTATGCTGTTGTTAGTTCACGGAGCATTGCAAAAGTATGAGAATGGATATTCTATTGATGATGTCTATGATCTGTACGATGAATACGTGGACAATGGTGGAGATCAAGCGACATTCATGACAGAGGTTTTAATGCCACTCTTTGAAGTATCGGGTTTTACTCCACGAGGAAGCAAGGGCAAGAAAACTTCCAAGAAAAAAATGACAGTAGTCGAGTAATCTTAACGGTAACGCAGATTGTTGAGAGGCTTTATCCTATGTTTTTGGACATTGGGGGGGAGCCTCTCGTTTTTTGGGATTTAACGGTACTTGAAATCAGAGAAATGATTGAAAGTTATAACCGTGTCAAAAAGCAAGAGCGTAAAGAGAAGATTATTGACTCTTATAGACTTTCGCAGATGATATCCAACCACATTTCCTTATTGTTATCTAAAGATGCCAAGGTTTTTGAGTTCTGGGAATATGCGCCTGAGTTGTTTGTAGAAGAACAACAAGCGGTAGAACAAGAACGACAGAGACAAGTGCTTTTGTTGCATAAGGAACGGATGCGTGAATTTGCAGAAAGACATAATCGCAAAAGGAAGGAGGGAGTAAATGGCAACTCTTGATGAATTAAAAGTCATGATTGACGCTGAGATAGCGCCTTTCAAGAAGAAGATGAAAGAAGTTGAGAGTCAGGTCAAAGGGACATCTGACCAAGTAAAGAATGCTACTGCTAAAGTTCGTGAACAGTCGAACTCTATTGGTAGCGCGTTTGGCAAACTAGCCAAGTTCGCTGGTTTTGCCTATCTTGGAAAGAAATTGCTTGATGTTGGGATGTATTCAGCGCAGACAGCTCTTGAAGTATCAGCATCTATGAACCAAATCAAGCGACAGATGGGCGAGAGTTCGCAATCTTTCTTAAAATGGGTTAACGATAACGCCAACGCTATGAATATGGGGGTGGGCGAGGCTACTAACTACGGTGCAGTCTACTCGAACTTATTTTCTGGATTTATTAAAGATACCAACAAATTAAGTGCCTATACTGCTAAGATGTTGCAAACATCTGCAGTTGTTGCTGAAGGTTCAGGACGTAGCATTACCGATGTTATGGAGCGTATTCGTTCAGGTTTACTAGGTAACACTGAAGCGATAGACTTTTGTCGCACCGCTTAGAAATAGGCGGATTAAGAACTTACCAAAATCGGTAGAACTCTAAATTTTAATTTGTAACTTCGGTATAAATGTGATATAATATACTTAGTAAAAAGAGGTGATATTATGGGCATTATATACGAAATTAAATGTACCAAAACAGGACGAAGTTATTTCGGTCAATCTAAGAATATAAAAAGACGATTCGATGACCACAAATATAAACTTCGTCACAATCAGCATTATTCAAAAGAAATGCAAGATGATTTTAATTTGTTCGGAGAAGCAGAGTTTCAATTTTCTATTTTAGAAGAAGTATCTGATAACATACTAGACGAAAGAGAAAGTTATTGGATATCATCATCTGACAATGCGTATAATATTGAAAGTGGTGGAGTTAGGGATAAACAACTTGCTGAAAGTACAAAAGAGAAATTAAGTGCTAAAGCAAAAGTGAGATATAAAACTCACGCAAAATATTTCAATAACCCAACAGCCATTAAAAAACGGTCAATATCAAATACAGGTAAAAAACGAGATGATGATTTTAGAAAGAAAATGAGTGACATCGCTAAAAAGAGAACAGGATCTAAAAACTCGTTCTTTGGTAAAAAACACTCCGAAGAAACAAAACGAAAAATCAGCGAAGCTAATAAAGGGAAATATGATGGCGGTAAGCCTAAAATTCCTATTGTAGCCATTCATCTTGAAACTGGAGAAATAAGGGAGTACGCATCAAAAAGTGATGCTTCAAAAGATATTTTCCCAGCTAGGTCTTTTATTGACAAAGTTTTGAATGGCGAAAAGAAACATTATAAAGGGTACACTTTTAAAGAATTAAAACATGACGATACCGAGGTAAACTAAGCAATTAAAAAGGCTTAGTCACCGTAGAGCATAGGGATTGAACCTGTGCTTTTTGTTTTGTCAAAAAGTATAGAATAAAATATCCCCACGAGTGGTAAGCACCTAAACAATTCGGTTGTAGGTGAAAATATATGCCGAACTTACAAGAAATTGTAAGAAGTATGGATAAAAAGCCATGCGATAACATTATTGAGAAGATTTAGGGATCAACGTCAATGTGGCGATGATTCAATCTACTGAAGCGTTCAAGCGTTTTGCAAATGGCCAAAGCTGGGACCAACTTGATTACCAAACTCAGCNGATAACATTATTGAGAAGATTTAGGAATCAACGTCAATGTGGCGATGATTCAGTCCACAGAAGCCTTTAAACGTTTTGCAAATGGTCAAAGCTGGAACCAGTTAGACTACCAAACACAACAACAAATCCGCCTTATGGCTATCTTGGAACAAGCCACAGCTAAGTATGGCACGACCTTGTCACAATCAGTAAACGGGCGCATTAGCTTGTTTAAATCATTGCTGAAAGACTCAGCTCTTAATATCGGTAACTCTATGTTGCCGATTATCAATGCTATTATGCCAGTCTTGAACTCTTTTGCTATGGTATTGAAAAATGTCACTGGCAAATTAGCAGAGTTTATTGCCTTGCTATTTAACAAGAAAGCGACTGTTAAAGATGGCGGTGTAGCTAGTGCAGCAAGTAGCGCTGGGGATGCTTTAAAAGATGCAGCAGGTGGAGCTGGTGACCTTGCTGATGCCATGGATGATGCAGATGATGCTTCAGGTGGTATGGCTGATAACTTAGACGACACTGCCAAGTCAGCTAAAAAAGCCGTTAAAGAGTTACTAGGTTTAATGGGATTTGATGAGATCAACCTTTTAAACAAAAAAGACGACCCTGACGACGGAGACGGGGCTGGCAAAGGTAGAGGTGGTGGCGGTGGTGGCAAAGGTAAGAAAGGAAAAGGAGGGGGCGGTGGCGCACCTTTCAAAGACATCTTACCAGAAGTTGCCTTAACCGACATGGACAACCAATTCAAGAGTATTTTTGACGGTCTTGGAGATAAATTAAAAGGCTTATTTGATTATTTAGCGAAACTTTGGGACTTATTTAAACAAGGTTTTTCTCTCTCGTTCAGATGGGATAGCCTTGAAAGACTGAAGAATGCCTTGAGTGGTATCTGGCAATCTATCAAAGATATCTTTGAGGATGGAACGGTCTTGCAAGCTGCAGCTCGCTTTGGAGAGAAGTTAGCTTTTGCGCTTGGTCAGACGGCTGGAGCAATAGCTAATGTCATCATGGGTATTGCGGTATTTCTTGCTGAAAGTCTGAACAAATCTTTAAACGACACCAAGTGGGACATCAAGTCATGGCTCATTCGTATGTTTGATATTAATGGCGACACGATTGCTAGTATCGGGAATATTGCGCAAAGTATCGGCCAAATCTTCTACGACACTATAACAAGTGAACCTGCTACAAATATCGGGGCTGGTCTTATCTCTGCATTCACATACGCATTTATGGGCGTTACTGAGCTTGTATCTAAATACACCCGAGATGTTGTAAAACAGATTGAAAAAGTAATCACGGGCAACCAAGGAAACATTACAGAAATGTTTACTAGTTTGCTCAAAGCTGCCGAGCCAGTTGTCGAAGCTCTAGCCAGCACTATGAAGTCCATCTTTGAAAAAGCTAATAAAGTCTATGACGAGCATATCAAGCCGTTAATTGACAAAGCTGGAGATTCATTATCATCTATCGTCAAAACGTTCACGACCGTTTGGGATGAAAAAATCCAGCCGATTTTGGAAGAAATAGGTGCAGGGTTTGCAGATACGATTGAAAATCATATAGGTCCAGCGGTTGAGAAGTTTCTGGAATTACTAGGCAGTATTGCTGACTTTATTGGAGTTGTGTACGACAAACTTGAACCTTTAATTACTTTCATCATCGAGAAAATTATTAATGAGTTAGCACCTTCAATTAAGCGTGTTGGGGATGAATTAAAGACATTCTTTGATACACTTTCAGACATTGTATCTGGTGTCATTGATATCATTAAAGGTATCATCGATGTGATAACGGGTATCATCGATGGAGATATGTCCAAAATCACTGAAGGTTTTTCTAGTATCTTTAACGGGGTGCTTGAAATTGTGGAGGCTATATTCAAGGCGTTATTGAACTTAATTATTAACATTTTGACGAACATCTGGAATACAATTATTTCAACGTTCCAGAGTGCATGGGATGGAATTACCAACATTCTAGGCGGTGCTGGAGATTGGTTCTCTAATACATTCCAAGATGCATGGGATGCTATTGTCAATATATTCTCTGGTATCGGAGACTGGTTCTCTAATACATTCCAAGGTGCTTGGGATGCCATCGCTAATATTTTCGGTGATCTAGGTTCGTGGTTTGGCGATAGATGGTCAGATGTTACCAATGCCCTTTCCGAAGCGAACACTTGGTTAGGTGATAAATTCCAACAAGGCTGGGATGCGATTAGCAATGCATTTGGCAAGTTAGGTTCATGGTTTGGCGACCGTTGGAACGAATCAAAAGATGCACTTTCTGAAGCGAATACTTGGCTTGGAGAGAAATTCCAATCTGGTAGAGATAACGTGAATTCAACTTTTGAAAATGTCGGCTCTTGGTTCAGTGATAGATGGAATGATATTCAAAACGCTTTGAGAGAAATTCCAAATTGGTTTAGAAATCTGTTTAATGATGCTATGGAAAATGCTAAAAGTATTGTTAGAACTGGCATTGATAGACTGAAAAGTTTCTTTAATTTTAATTGGAGCTTACCAAAAATAAAGCTCCCTCATTTTAATATATCTGGTAGCTTTAGCTTGATGCCTCCAAGAATTCCATCATTCTCTGTAGATTGGTATGCACGAGGTGGTGTATTCAACTCTCCTAGCATTATTGGTGTCGGAGAAGCTGGCCAAGAAGCAGTAATGCCTCTTGAACGGAATACAGGCTGGATTTCTATCTTAGCTCAAAAATTAGCTGAAAGAATGCCTGTTAACAATGCACCTACAGGTTATTCACTACCGTCTGGCGACATCGTGATCCAAATTGGTGGTCATGAGTTTGGTCGTGTGGCCATCCAAGAAATCAATCGAGAACAGGAACGTGCAGGACAAGTCTTGCTTAACATATAGAGGGAGGTAAAATGGCACATTTAGTAATTAACGGGGTGGCTGTTAAGCCTCCCAAGTCTTTTCAAGTTGGTATCCAGGATATCGATGGAGAAACTGGTCGTAATGCGAACGGAGACATGGTGCGTGACCGTATCACGGTTAAACGTAAACTAGATTGTGAGTGGGGTATGCTGACTCAAGGAGAAATGAGTCAGCTTTTAAATGCCGTATCGCCTGAGTTTTTTACAGTATCCTATCCTGACCCGATGTCAGGACAAACAACTAAAACATTTTATGTTGGGGACAGAACGGCTCCGAGCTATTCATTTACTGAGAAATTCAAACCTTGGTCTGGTGCTAAGTTTAATCTGATAGAAAGGTAGGTTTTAAAATATGGACGTATTCAGACGACAGAAATTCAATGAAGCGATGTTTGCTAAAAACCGTACTCTTGCTATCAGAGTAGGACAGTATCAATCTAGAGATATCAACGAGGCTAGTTTTGATTACGGATATATCAAAGGCGATACATATAAGCCAGGGGGAACGTGCGCAGGTAGTGCCAAGATTGTTTTTGCGAGCGTGATTACATCGTTCAATAAGTTAGATAAAATTTACCCAGAGATTGGCCTTTTGGTCGATGGAACCTATGAATGGGTCAAAATGGGTGAATATTTCATTAACGACATTGAAATTGACCGAAACCGTAAAATGACCAAGCTTGACCTCATGGATGGAATGTTTAAGTTGAACCGTGAACACGTCACAGACTTAGCCTACCCAGCAGAAATCAGAAATGTGATCAAAGAAATCTGTTTAAAAACAGGTATCGAACTTGCCAATGAAAACATGGGTCTTGCATCCATGAATTACAGAATCGAGCAGATTCCGAAAGATAAAAAAATGACATTCCGAGATGTGTTGAGCCTAGCCACTCAAATGCTCGGAATGTCTTGTTTTTTCAATCGTGAAGGGAAACTTGAAATCAAAGAGTTGACTGACTCTGGGATTGTGATTACTGCCGATAGTTACTTCATGCACGGATTGACCAAGAGCGAGATTGAGTATCAAATTGCAGGGATAACTTGTAAAAAAGATAAAGAAACGCTCACGGTCGGATTGCGCACTGGTCGTTCATTGGAATTAGATAATCTGTTCATGTCGCAATCGATTTTGGACAACCTTTATCACAGTATCAAAGATATCAGGTACTATCCGTTTAGCCTGAATTATCAAGGGCATCTATTACTTGATGTTGGCCAGTGGGTAACTATCAAAACCAACACAGGGGAGACGTTCAAATCTCCAGTTTTGAGTCAATCTTTCAATTTTAAAGGCGGGCTTCGTGGTCGCATTAGTGCCGACAGTAAAGCTGGTAACGATGCGCAATATTCATACGCTGGAACTATTACCAAAAAGATTGAACAATTCAACGAGTTTGAAGCTCAACTTCAAAACCAAATTAAAGAAGCTGATAAGGAATTCGACCGTAAGGTTCAAGGTATCAAGGATGAAATCACTGACGGTATCGAACAAGCTAAGGCACTTGCCGAGGAAAACAAACAAATCTTATTTAATAAGATTGATAATCAATTGAGTGAATTTGATAAAAACTACCAATCCACTTTGGAAGACCAAAGGGAGAGGATAGGCAAGATTCAAAAAGCCACCCAAGATGCTTTTTCTACTGCAGCCTATGGTCAAGCATTGGCAGAGAAAGCTAGTGCAGATGCAGAAAGAGCTATTGAAGATGCTGAAACAGCTGATTTTTTAGCGAATAAAAGTATTTCAAGAATAATTAAAATCGAAGGTGCTATAACAACCCTTGCAAGAAAATCAGAACTAGATCCAATCAAAGACAGAATTTCTATTACTGAAAGCAAGGTTGAGTTACAAGCTGGTCAGATAACTGAGAAGCTATCACGAACAGAAGTCGATAGACTGGTTAACGATAAGGGCTTTCAGACTGCTACACAGGTACAGAATACAGTCAAGAAATCAGTTGACGGTTTTCAACAGACCATCTCACGTATTGAAACCAAATTAAGAGACGTTATCCGTAATGAAAACCTCTTGCAGAACTCTTCCATCATTCCATCAGGTAACTCCTTGGACGGAACTTGGGGATTGAATTTGTCAGGTGGTAACGGTCGGACAGAGATTATTGAATTAAGAGATGCTCCTCATAACGCTATTAAAAAGGGTATTCGGATTGTAAATAATACGAATGGCGGAAATAAGGATTTCGGTCAAAGAGCAAACTTAGTTGTTGGCGAAAAGTACACAATGTCCTGCTGGGCTAGAGTTTCAGCAACCAGTACAAGCCAGAATGTCAATTTGCTGATGCGTTCATGGACCACGAATGACAGAAATCGTATTTTTGTCAAGTCCATTTCAAACAAAGATTGGGTTCGATATCAATTCACATTCACAGCTGATGCAATCTATAATTCAATCCAGTTTGGACAAAATGGAAGTGGCAGTATTGAAATCTGCGGGATGAAACTTGAACACTCTGACCGTATGACTGACTACGATGTTAACTCTTCTGAAATTGTTAGTATTGTAGAATTTAACGATGTACGTGATACCGTATCATCACATACTCAGACCATACAACGACAAGACCAAGCGATTTCACAAGTTATTCAAACTGCAGATGGTATGATCAGTCGTGTATCTAACTTCTTGGATGATCTTAACTTAGTTTATGACCCTACTAATTTTAGTAAGTGGGAGAAAACTGCAAATGAAGCTGATGTTATCGAGTTAGAATCGAATACAAAACTCCTACGTATTACAAGCGCAGGGAATGCGACCAATGTATACCGTGGTTTTAGAGTGCCCCTCAACACATCCTCATTTACAAAAGATGAGAAAATCAGCTATCGGATGTTCGTGTGGGTCGATGTTGTCCCTGATGCTCCACTTGTAATGGATTTATGGTCAGCAGATGGAGGTCTTGCATCTACACCAATTACACTGACCAAAAGTGGCCAACAGTACATCACTGGTACGTTCACGATTAAGAAGACGACTAATAAAGTAAAAGAGTTTCCTCTTGAGATTCTATTGACTAAAAACGGTCAGGTTGCTATTGGTCAAATTTCTTTAATTCGTGGAGATACCCCACCTAAGAAATTTACTGACAACACATCGACACAAGATGTAGTCACACAGACTCAAGTGTCGCAGTTGCATAATTCATACGCTATCCAGACCTTGACCAGCCCGGGTGCAGTTACATCACAAATCAACTTAGCACCAAATGAAGCTTTGATTGAAGCGAATAAAATTCGACTAAAAGGGAAGACGCTTGCTGATGAAATTACTGCTATTGATGGTTATTTTAAGCGATTGTTTGTAGGTGATGCCCGAATTGGTAAATTAAACACGGATATCATCGAAACTAATTCTATCACGGCTGATAAGGTTATTATGGACTCAGCTATGGCTAAGAAGATAGTATCAAGCGATGTGTTCACTGACCAGCTTGCTGCTAAGAATGCCTTTATTAACAAACTACGGTCAGTAGTCGTATCTGCAACTTTACTTGAAGGTTATAAAGGTCGTATCGGTGGATTCCAAATCGGTACACATGACAAAGACCCAAGCACATATTGGCTAACTGGTATTAACCAATTCGCAGTTGGTATGAGTAATGGTAGTACAAAATGGGGGCAAACAGCTCTTTGGGTTAACTGGGGAGATAACTGGAATAAACCTGGTGATTATGCTTGGTTTGTAAAAAGAACTGGAGAAATGTATTGCTACAATCAGGCGCATTTTTGGAATACACCAGTTATTCACGGGAATCTTAAAGTAAGCGGAAATATTTATTATATAGCGGACGATGACACAAAAGAGGGTGGATATTGGATTCACTCACCATCGTATAAACGTATTCAAGAAAACGCAGGATATATCTACCTGTACCGTTTTGACGGTTCGTATTCATGGATACCTCTCAACAAAGAAATCTCTGACCGTAGATATAAACATAATATCGAAGATAGTAAGGTATCTGCCTTGGAAGTTATTGACCGCCTGAAAACCTACTCTTATCGTAAAGAATACGATGGGAAAATCGAAGACATTTCATGCGGTATCATGGCGCAAGATGTACAGA